CACCGGTTTTCTGAATCTTGGTTAAGGGCATACCACCGCCACGACCTCTACGGATTCGTCGACGTGGATTCCTCCGGAGTCGCCCAGCAACTCCAGCCCTACGGGGAACTCGTGGTTTTGCATTAGGTCCACGAACTTTACGATTTCTCCTTCTAAGAGCGCGTTTAGTCATACTTTTTGTACTCATCTTTTAAACTCGGGGAGTTTTATAACTGCACACCCTGTGCCAAAGATTGTTCCAATAAACGGACCGACGCTTTAAACCGTCCTTCCTCCAAAACGTTGATATGTTCAGGGGTTTCCCAAGAAAAAATTGAAAAAAGGGACTCAACTTTTCCTGAACATTCAGCACCCGTGTAAAAAGCATCAATTAAGTGCTCTTCAGGTACACCAGCAAAGGCATACGCACGGACGACTGGGTCATCAACATTCTTTTGAACCAAATCACTGTTTACAAGTGAACTGTAAGCCTGATAAAACAGGGAAAACTCTTCCGAAGGCCTCGACATTATCATCAAAGTAAATGCCTTCGAAAGATGTTGCGGAAGACTTAAACGTGTCTTTTCATAAATCATTGTTGTTGCGAGTCTTTGAACGTCATACTGGGGATACCAGCTCCCGTTAAAGAACTTAAAATTAGCGCCGAGAAAGCTTAAAGTGTGCAAATCTGCATCCAGTCCTCCATAAAAGAACTTAAGCTTCAAGCCATAAGTCTCTAGGTGCTTACCAAGAAAATCTTTATCGCAAAGATAAGAAAACTCATCATCCAATGAAAACACATTGTCATCCCCAAACAGAAACACAAGTTGATCATGAACAAGTGAAAAGGAGGGTGCTACGCCGTTCTTAGCTAAATATGCTTTATACAAACCGGCGGCAAAAATAATAATATGGCCAAAGATATTATCACGGGTAGTAGTTCCTGACCCGGAAGCATTTCCATACTTCTTATGGATAACATTTCCATTTCTCAACTTCAATAAAAAAGAAGTGGTGTTCTCACACATCCAAAGGAATTCCTCCATATCAGAGGCAGGGATATCACCCTTTGTTAATAATACTCCATAAATATCTTTAAGCAGCGACAAAAATTTGTCCCAACCGGAGACGTCATAACAACCTCTCCAGCGTTTTGATAATAGCTTTTGTGCTAACTTATCAAAGCCACCCGCATAAGGATTAAAACCATATGCTGACCATCCTAGCATCTTCAGGCGCAAGGAAATGCGCTTTCCAAACTTCAACTGAGAATAGAGCAACTCAAAACAGGGTATCTGAAATAACCTAATTTTGAGAGCTTCAATATCCTTCTTAGAACGGAACTCCACCTTACCACTAACGGTATAAATAGGAATAGTACCAGTCCTCTCAAAAAAGAGAGTATCTGCAATACAACTTACAAGTTCTTGTTTTGTTCTAAAGCCAAAGTAAGTATGGCAATGACCCGGAGATTTACTCCAATCTATGTAGGCGCAAATTTCTTCAGCGTTCGCTACACAGTCTTTCATTATAGGGCCATAAAAATGACTGAAAAACTCCAATCCCCACAAATGGGATTCAGTATTCTGATAAGAATAATCGGGTTTTTCATCCCACGAAGATACTGATTTATAATAGTTGGCTTCAGTTGGGTTCACAACATAAAACTCTTCACCGGCAAGTTCTTTTAGACTAGCCGTACCAACTATACCATAATGCTTTGAAAAATCCGACTCACGACGGCTCATAAGCCGTGAATTTTGTGATTTAAACTCGGAACCTGGCAAAGTTCCCGCGAGCGGAAGATTCTTATATAAGGACTTTCCCGAGGTATTAACCCTCAAAGGAACGTACCCGCCATGACTTTTGGGTGGGGTGCTTATTGGCG